CCGTACATTTTTTGTGCATGAAAATTTGATTCCTTTTATTAAAGAATTAAAACGTCAAGGAGATATTTTATTAGTTGAATTGACACAAGAAGTTGATCCGAGAGGGCAAATGGTGTCTTTAAGCAAAGATCAATATTTTGATTTATTGACAGCCCAAAGTTAATTTGCGGTTGGATTTTAGAAAAAGTTTTTTTATATTAATTTTGTAACCTTTAAATTTTATCATATGCAAAAAGTAGTTTTAGAGCCGAGTACAAACACTCATCAATTGGAATCTGAAAAAGTAGAAGTATCTGATTTGGGCAATGGCATTTTGAAATTGAAAACAAGTCCAAACGGCGGAATTGTAACTCATGGCGAACATGGTACTTTAGTAACACAAAGTGAAAATGTTATTAAATATGTTCAACAAGAAGTTAATCCAATGACACAAAGAATGGAAAATGCTTTTGATTAATTGAATAATATTATATTTTATGTTAGCCCCTTTAACCGGGGGCTTTTTTACTGTTCGCATATTTATTAATATGAAAAAGATATTTGCATTCTTAGTAGGTTGCGTTGCAATAATCATACTAGGACATTACGCATTTCACGAAATGTTATTTACCAAGGAATAATCAATGAGTACAATTAAAACGCCAAAAACATTAGCTGATGCATCTGTTAAAATTTTAACGGACCGTCTAGGTGATGAATATACAGCTCATTATTTTTATCGCAATGCAACCAATTGGTGTGCTGGGATAGGTTATATGAAAGCTGCAGCATTTTTTGCGCAAGAAGCTGAAAATGAATTAGAACATGCAAAAGGCTTACAAAAATATCTAGTAGATTGGAATGTAATGCCTTTATTACCTTCAATCAAACCAAACATCACATTCACAGATCTAATTGACATAATTAATAAAGCATACGCACTAGAATATGCCTTATTTGAAGCGTATATGCGTGATTCAAAAGAATTGTTCGTATCAGATCTTAATACGTTTGATTTCCTAACTTCATATAGAACAGGACAAAATCAATCTGTAATTGAATATTCTGATTTATTGAATGCTGCAGAGCTTGTTGATACGAATAATAAATTTGAAATACTTTATTTTGAACAAACATATTTTCAAGGATAACAATGGCAAAGGTTAAAGCAAATACCGGAAGTACACACATCAAACATCCAAAAGTTAAACGTCCTGGCGTGCATGCAAAAAGCAAAACATCAACAAATAAAACCAGTAAAAATTACGTTAAATCGTATGTATCTCAAGGAAGATGATAAATTTAAGACGCATATTAGAACAAGCTAAATCTGCAAAACCAGGTGAACCTAAAAAACTCAATGTTTTATTCGTAGGTGATGCAGATACACGAGCTCCTTTTAGTTATGCCCGGGATATTTTAAGAACGGGTGAAGTCGTCGGGACTATATCTGCTGCTAATGTATCGATTCAAGAATTTCCTAGATTATTACAAGCTGGATTAACTAAGGATTTTGATGTTGTTTGCATCATGTTCAGTAACATCGTTCCGGGAAAAACTACAAGAGAAGAAGAAGTGTTACAACAAATGTATACAGCTGCTAAAGAATTTGGTGCTGAAGTAATTGCTATAACACCGACATCTAAAGAATTTGTTCCATATGGACATGTTACTCATGAAAACAATGAAAAGATTGTGCAATGGGTATTAGATCAAAACATTTCGGATTATGTAGTTAATGCATATAAAACAACCGGGAAAAAGAACTTTTTTGAAAAAGATGGTTTGATGCTTAACGTTGAAGGACATGAAATCGTTGCTCGCCAAGTTTTACGTGCATTGAATGAAGTAGATCCAAAAATTGATGCTGCGGCAGTAGAACAAGAAAAGAAAGCTGCTAAAGAACGAGAACGTAAAGCTAAAAGCAAAGCTAAAGATAAAACAAAAAAAGCCGTTGAATTTAAACTTGGTTCAAAATCTCCAGACTTAATTGCAATACAACGTCAATTGGTTAAATTAGGATATGAAATTGATACTGAAGAAATAAAACAAGGCGTGTTTGGCGTTACGACTGCCGAAGCAGTTAAACAATTTCAAACAATTAATGATTTATCAGTAACAAGTAGATTAACTAGTAAAGATATTGCCGCAATAAAATCTCCAAATGCTAAAACATATGGTGCATTAACATATATGGCTAAATCATTAATCAATAAACCAGAAGAACCTGCAGAAAAAACTCCGGAAGATGCAGAAACTGCGCAGGATAATTATGCAGCCGCAGCATCCGTTAAAAAACATGCCGGAGTTCCAAAAAGCAGTCAAGAATTTTTCAATCAATGGAAAACTGTTGCTTTACAACATCAAAAAGAATACGGAATACCTGCAAGTATAACTTTAGCACAAGCAGCAATTGAATCTGGTTTTGGTAAATCCGGTTTAACAACTAAATACAATAATTTCTTCGGTATTACTGGTGCATATAATGGAAAAAGCGTTAAACTGAAAAATAAAAATGGGCAGATCTTTACTTGGCGCGTTTATCCAACACCAGAAGATTCGTTTGAAGATCATGCATCATTATTAAGCAGAAAATATAAACCTGAAACAGCAAATCCTACATACGTTGAATGGGCAAAGGCATTAACCGATGGCGGTTATGCGGAATCTAATTACGGTACAAATTTAATTAAATTCATTAAACAAAATGGATTAGATGAATATGATGTAGCAAATAAACCAAAAATATCTACCGGAGATAATGGTAAACTTTCAGCTGGTGAATTAGTGAATATAGGTAATGGAATGAAATTAGAACCAGCAGCCGCGGCAGATTACTTAAACATGGAAAAGGCTGCTAATGCTGATGGTATACAATTCAATGTAACCGATGCATATCGGCCATATGAAATTCAGGATGCTATATTTGATTGGGATCGATATAATCGTACTGGAGAAAAAAAGAAAAAAGGAACTAACACGGCAGCTGCATTACCAGGTACATCTAATCATGGATGGGGTAAAGCTATCGATGTATTTCCAGCGTCTGCACAACAATGGATCAAGAAAAATGGATATAAATATAATTGGTCATGGTATGAAGGCAAATCAGTCGGTGAGCCATGGCACTTTACATGGACTACAGATTCATCTAAATTGAAAGAATGGTAGATATTTATTTTAAAGAACGGATAAAATGATGAATTTTAAAAAACTTATAGCAACTAATCCTACATTTCGTAGAATTGTTACCGAAGAAGCAAAACGCTTTGCTAAAATCATTAAAGAATATGAAGAAAAAACTAAAATTTCTGAGGATAGATCAAACTTTCCGTTGCTTAGAGGAATTTTAAGTATGGTTTTTGATGATGAACGTTTTATAAATACTGCAGATGTTAGAAAAACACTTAAAACTTTAATTAATGCAACAGGTGATGATGTAGATTCTATGCGCATTGCTCTATTTAAGTATAATGATGAAAATCCAGATAAGATTTTTGATTTACACAAACAAATTTCTAAAGATTTAATGGCGAAAAATCCTAAAGAATTGGATTTTAAAATTCATCCAGATGTAAATCCTCGTCAAACTACCGGTGGAGAACCAACTCGCCAAAGAGGTGGAGGATATTGGACTGGAGATTAATACCTAAAAGGAACCGGTCATGCAAAATTCGAACATGTTTCTTAAAGTTGATACGTTAGATAAAAAAGGCAATGTACGAGTTAAGTATATTAATAAAAATCATATTTTAACTGTATGTCAAGATGAAGAAAATATCATAATTGAAATGACTGATTATGAAGAATTACGAGTTCCTAATCAAAATATACACGTTTTTATGGATCGTTTTAAGTGAAAACGATATTTATAATTATATAAAAGAAGGTTAATATGACATCACAAGAACTTTTCCAAGAAATGGAACAACATTGGTTATCTTTTAAAGAAAATCACGAACGTTTTACTGAAAAACAAGTAAAAGCTGCTGGAGTTAGAGCACGTAAATCTATCAATGAACTTAAAAAACTTGCAAGTAAGTATAGATCAACTCAATTGGCTGAATCAAAAAATGCGTAAACCGATTAATGAACATATCATCGTAACGACATTGCATGAAATGGTGTATGAACAGGCAGAAGCTGGAAAGCTAAATACTGATAATGCACCATCTTCTGATCCAGAATCCGCATTTACACCTGCTGAAAAGAAATTTTTAGGAAAATTTGATGCATATGGATCTAAACATTTAGGAATCATATATTCTCCATCAGAAACTGGGATTCGCGAATTCATTGCACGAAGTGGTAAAGACTTAAATTGCACTCCTGATATTTTATTAGGATTAGTTAGAGATAAGATCATTAAAATAGTTCCTTATACTGGATTTGGTAGAAATAATGATTATACAATAGAATTACAATTATCATTGGATGATATCAAAGGCTTTGGAGCTGAAGATAAAGAAGAAGCCGAAAAGGGTTCTGCAAGTGGAGCGGCACCTACAGCACCAGAAGCTCCTCCGCCACCTCCTCCACCGGGACCTGAAAATGCAGGAGTAGTAAAATCTGGTACAGTCTTAAAAGAATCTAATGATATTCTACGATCTGCATTAAAGAAGTTATTATCTAAATAATAATTTTGATATCCGAATAATTTTTCTTATATTATTAGTAAGAATTATTAATTTAAAAAACTAAAAAATGAGTTATTACACAGCAAAAGTTCAACTAGTTGATTCAGTTGACACGCCGAAAGGCACTAAAGAAAAACGAATTACTGAAACTTATTTGGTAGAAGCACTTTCTGTAACAGAAGCGGAGGCTAAAGTTATTGAAGATTTCAAAGGTTATTCTTTTGATTTCGAAGTAAAATCAGTATCCGCAAGTAAGATCATCAAAATTATTGAATAATGATAATTCGCGTAGGAGAAACAGTAATCGTAACTCAAGAAGGAGTTAATCGAGTAGGAGTAGTTTTAGATAAATTCATAGCAAGTAAACGTACGGTATATGATGTTTTATTAGAGAATCGAACTGCAGTTTGCATGATTGGTTCTGCTAAATCAGATACTGCATATGTTAATACATATCTAACAGAATTACTTTGCAAATCAGAACAAATTGAAACTACCATTCCTTATAAGCATCTATTAGATAATGATTTATTGCCTATAACTAAATCATAATTCATGGAACTTGACATAACAAATGAAATTCTAAAAAATCTAGAAAATTCAGATTCTGAAATGCAGCGATGGGATTCATTGACTCCTGCAGATCCTGAATATATGATGCATAGTCCAATACCTGTCGGATATAATACTACAGCTGAACAACGATACTTGATGCAAAACATATTGGTTGGTTTTAGAGGTGGTAGTTTGTTAGACGTTGGTTGCGGCCGATGTGATTTATATGGCGTTGCTAGTGCTTTGGCTGCGGCTAATGGCGAAATAGTATTTTATGATGCCATAGACCACAATCCTATAATGACGCAGTTAGGCGAACAAAAATGGGGCTTAACAGATGTACGAGTTGGTGCATTTGAAACTGCTAAATTAGATCCTAGGGCATGGGTAGTTGCATCTGGTATATTTACCGAACGCAGATGTGAAACTGAAGATGCTGACTTAACTAAATTGTTTGATGACATTGACATTTTATATAATTTAGCACAAGAAGTAGTTTCATTCAATCTGCTTAATCCAATCAACAACACAATCCATCCGGGTTTCTTTTATGTTCACCCAGGCCTAATCATGGATATGTTGATTGAAAAATATCGATTTGTTACAACTCGTAACAATTATTCGAATGATGTATACACAGTAACAATTTATAAATTTTAACTAAATATTATGACAACAAACAGCATTAATCAGCCATGGGCTATTTCAGACAAAATCCGTAACCGTTATGGTAACACTTGGGCTGACATTGATTTCACGTTCAATGAAAAAATTTCACAAGAAGTGTTTCGTGAAGATCCAATGAATACTCTAATCGGAACATTGGAAGTAGCAGGAGCTAAAATTAAATTCAAATATAAAGATTTAATTGGATATACAAAATCTACAGCAGAACAAGCAGCTTCTTATTGTAAAATTAAAAATGAAACAACGTTTCCGATCGATATCAAATCATTTACATTGCAGTTAACTCCGCATGAAATAACCAGAGTTGCAGAAACGTTGCATGATGCCATGACAACGGTGACTCGGGCATACGAATTAGGTTTATATTTATAATAAAGTATCGTGAATACATATACATATTCATACCGCAACGATCGTACCCATGAACCAATTGGGCGTATACAAGCAATGAGCTTAGAAGAAGCACGACAACAAATAACAGTTATCAAACAGTTACACTCGGATGTATGTGACGAATTATTTGTAATTAATCAGGAGAAAAGCCATGCAACTAGATTTCAATCAGATTTTCATCAGTAAAGAAGAATTCAATTTCTTTCTAACTTTGAACGTGCAAGAACGAGCAGATTACTTGTTTGGATTATTTGAATCATACAGTGCAGGAACTAATTTAGATTTATCTGATTTTTTCAAAAACATTGCAAATTCTTTAGAAGAATCTCAAAATTCAGACTCGAATAATGAAACTGCAGGAATTTCTAATAAAAAAGATTCTGAAGCAAAATTTCATCAAGTTGCTGTAATGATTGATGATGAAAACATCATGATTGAAGCTAATAGTTTACGAGCTATACGAATTGTAGCTAATAGATTCATGCAATCAGGTTACATATTGCAAAGAGATAAACAAACAGAAAAAATGTTTTCAAAGGATAAGGTTACTAAATATATCCGAGTATTCTATATTGTAGATCAAATTACCGGAATATGTTTTAATTAAACGGTATGGCAAAAAAACAACAAGCTCCAGAAACCATAGAAAAACAATTTAACAAGGCTCTCTTCAAAACAGGAGAGCCTGTTTATTTTACTTGGTTAGGTGCTAAAAAATACGGACATGTTACAAATCATAAACAAACTAATTGGGGTATTCAATATACAGTTACATCGGATTCTACTAGGTATCCGTGCGGCATTCAAATCAAAGAATACAGAACCCAATACGCTACCGGATGCATCTTCTTTGAAGAAACCCGAACTATTGGATCAACAGAACTCAACCGACGAATTGCAGCAGGTGAACAGCCCAGAAGCAATCTCCAAATTTATGAAAAGCCCACAAGGCCAGAGATTACGAGCAGAAATGATGATTCGAACAAGCGAAAAGTTAATAGAACAAGTAGTACTAAAAAGCAATCAAATTCCATCGGAACAAATGGGATGGAAAATGGTAATGAATCTAGCCCTTCACGAATGCAGTCAAACAATACAAAAAAACGAAAAGACGTTAAACTCGATTCAGCAATCCAACGGCAACGAGATTTCTTAAATGGTTTTGTGAAAAAAGATTAAACAGTAAAAATGGTCGAAAATTAATCCGACCATTTATAATTTCTATTTTTTATTTATTTTGTAACTAATGTCGCACCAGCAAAAAATCCTGGATTTTTTTTGATGTCTCCAAAAGTTGGCGGTGTTGTAGTTTTATCTATATAAATAGCATCGCCCCAATATTTAACATCTGTAGATATTGTCGGACTTCCTCCAACAACGCTAGACATTTTTTCAATTGAAATATCAACAGTTTGTGCAGGAATTTTAAATTGAACTGCTCCATTATTAAAATCTTTTATTTTATCTGCTATACTATCTCCAGCTGCATAATTAATATCAGCTGTAGGACTACCTTTCATGGATATATATTTCATTTTCATACACCATTCATAATATGATTTTAGTTTGCTGATTATATCAATACCATGTAATTGTAACATCATCGGAGATATTGCAGAATTCATTTGTGCTAGAAGTCCCCTAGCTTGCCCTTTAGTCATATAACCAATACTACTCATAAATTCAGCTGGCCAATCGCTGAATTGCTCTTTTGATGATGCCCAAAACGGATTATCAGTGTAATTATTATTTGGAAAATTCCAATATCTAGCTGAATTGTATATAAAATCAGATGCATTGTTGCCTAAATATAAGACGGTTGAATTATTCATGTTATTTAGATCTAATACATATGATTCTCCAAATTTACCCGTAATTCGATAATTAATTTTTAAAGATGGTTTATTTGTTTCATATATATTCTTCGAAGTAGTATTAGATTCTGGATCTACGGTTCCAACTTGTCTTCCGGTCTGTAAAAACGGATCCATCCTAAATGTTACTGTAAGTTTTGGAGCTGGAGCGTTGATCGGTCCAACTGATTTTTCTTGTCCTTGAACTTTGGCAACAATTTGAAAATATCTTCCTTCTGGTATTGGAACTATTTTTGTAGTTATTGTAATTTTTGCTTTTACTCCTTTTGATTCGATATATGCTTTTGCAGATTCGCCTCGTTTTTGAGCTAAGATTTTATTACCATATTGTAGATCTGTTTTCTGTAAATCTGCCAATTGTGCTGATTTGCCATTATAATCATGATCTATTTTCGTACGGCCCGCTGCTTTAGCATCTTTATCAATATTAATACCAGCTGGAGCTTCAGTAGCAGTAGATATGATATTGATAGTTGTTTTTGGATTATCTAAATTTGCACCTGCTTGTTTTAAAGATTCCAATACGGCATCTAATTTTGTCTTCATTTCATCTGGTTTTGGAGAACCTTGGTCTATAGTAACAAAATTATTAAAAAATGGAACTGCTACTTTATTTACCACCGGCTCTACATTTTTATATTCAAATGCTTTAACTAATTTAACTTTGCCTTGATTTTCTTTATCCCATTGTTGAAATTCAGGATCATCATATACAGCTTTCATTAAATCATCTTGAGTTTGTTCTGTTAAAAATCTACGTAGAGTTTTATGATCAATATTTTTTGCACCAAATCTTAGTAAATTTTCAGCTAAAAGTTTTTCGAAATTCATTAACATCCTTTTAATTTTTTAATATAAATATCAATAATTCTAAAAACATTGTATTATACATATATTTGGATTTATGAAATATTTTTCTTATATTTATAATATATTTAACCACTTAAATAATTAACAAATGAAATTAGTAGTTATATTTTCCTTCATATTAAGTTCGAACTTAATATCACAAGTAATTTTAACATCATCTCCGAAATATCATAACGATCCTGCAGGATATTGGAATGGTGTAATTAATTATGACATCAAAAATCCTAAAACGTATAATAGTCGCACTGAAAACACTCAATTTAAAGCATTTGACAGTCTTTCTCGTATTACATTAGAAAGATTCATTTTAGATAGATTTAATCATTACCGAAAATTGCGAGGTGCTAAACCATTAGTTTGGGATGAAGATTTGCGTCCATTATGTTATCAACACGTAACTTATCAACGAATAGCAGGAAAACAAACGCATTTTCAAAATGAAAAAGATGTGCCAAATTTTGTTGAAATGGGGTATGGCGATCGTCATAGAAAACTTTGTACAGATGGTCCTAAATTTAAGAATTCAAGTGAAGGTTTAATTAATCAAGGATTTCAAATTAAAGGTAGTTGGGATATGAATTTGATATATCCTACTTATAAACAATTGGTTGATATGTTTTTTACACCGGGCAAAGGTTATAATACTTGTGAAATGCATTGGAATGATGTAATGAATGCAAATTGGGATTGTATTTACATATATTATGATTTTAATTTTGTTAATACTAATCCTACAGATTTTTGCTATAGCAATGTTACAATTGTTTTTGCTGAGTATGAAAAATAATTAATTATTTCACAGTTTGTCGTTGTTTATCTAAAAATCCATTTTTAATCCATGGATTGAAGAATTGAGGTGTATCTAGTGCCCCATTTGTAAATGTAAGATATAACCAAGTATTAGAAACTGGTATTTCCCATTTAGCATTAGCAGCCTTTTTACCGTCAGCTAAAGTTTTATTTTTTAAAAACGTTTCAACTACCGTAAGATTATTTCCTAACAATTGTTTTACATAGTCCGGAGTTGCAGTTAAAATTGTGTTTTTTGGATCTGTTTTTACCTTAGGATCTGCAGACCAATTTAATTTAGTTAGATCTACATTATATGCTTGGCCATTATTCGTGATAGCTTGTATCAATTGTATTATTTCTGCACCGGTAGGATTTGTAGATTGAGTTCCCGGTGCAGCGATAATATATTCCGTTTCTTGACCCATAAAATAAAAACGAGTTTTATTCATGATTTCAGAAATTTTTACTTTAGAATTCTTTTTATTTAGAATAGCTTGAGTTTCCGGAGTTGTTATATTCTGCAAATTAAGTTCAGTTGCTGTGCCTCCAATATTACAAGCAATTGACATATTCCATAATGTCGGACCTAATGGAGCATACACTTCTACATAATAAATACTACCATCTTCTTCTCCCAGATTCAAAGTCACCGGAGATGGTTGTTTAATGGTTCCATCATATCCATTTTTTACGGTTTTATTTAAGTCATCTAACACTTTACCAAAATCTAATAAAGCACTAGTAGGATCTGATGATAAATATCCGGTATCATGTAGCACTTTAGGTGTTCCTTGACCTTTGTCCATTTTTAAAATAACCAATCGGTCTGGTACATAATATGGATCAAAATTAACTGTTAATGTGCCTGATGTAACTTCTAATTTACTTCTGAATGCAATAGGATTCCCGCCCATTCCATTTGCATCTAATGACTTACCACAATCTATTACTTGAATTTTAGTATCCGTATATGCTGGCGGTGTATATTTTTTAGCTGCTAAATCAAATGTTTCTTTTTGTCCGCCTTTGTTTATAACTGCTGCAGGGGATGTTTTACTATATGTTTGTATAGGAACTACTGCTTGCGCAGATTTTTTTGTTCCATTTCCATTACCAGTTTTTGTAATTTTAACTTCTGGTGGCAATTTAACAAATTTCTTAATTACATATTCAATACCTTCGGCCCGACGATCTGCTAAAGTTTGATTAGTCATTTGAGCACCATTTGAATATGAAAAATCTACCTGAGCTTGTGTCCAATCACCAGTATCGCCACCAGGAATTAATTTTGTAGCCTTTGTTCCGGCTGACGCTTCAGACGTAATAGGAATTGTTCCTGCAGATATTTTTTTTGTTTTAACGGCTGCGTTTAATGTATTAATAAAATTTTGTAAACTAGGTGTTAATTGATTTACACTAGTAATTTTATCAAATGATGTTATATCTGGTTGTTTTGGTTTAATTGGTAAAACTATATTATCCGGAAAACTATCTTGAAATTCGTATGTAGTTGCCGGAGTAGCTTCCCCTGCTTCGATTAATCGTTTCCCAGAATGAGTTTCTAATAATATTTGTTTTAATGATATCATTGAAATTATTTATTAACTTTCAATATTTCGTTTTTATCAACCGGTAAATAAAAAACCATACCTGGTTTGATTAAGTTTGGATTCTTTATTTCTGTATCAGCACCTGGAAGATTTATATTAAAATTTTTCAAAGCATTTGTATCACTAACTATGGTTTTTACGAAATTGGTAATTTGTTCGTCCGTTGGCTGTTGAACTCGTGCTTTGTCTTGAATCCATTTAGTAGCAATTGACCATAAAGTATCTCCTTGTACTACTTTATAAGGAACTATTTCAGTTGCACCTGCAGGTGGTTGTACTATATTTCCTGTTTTTGGATTTTGTTCAGATAATCTTGTTTTATCAGATTGAGAAAGATTTTTTGCTCCAAATCGCAATAAATTTTCTGCTAATATATTTTTCATAGTTTTCCTTTTTGAATTCTTTTATATAAATATATCATGTAAAAAAAGATCATTTATTTTGAAATATGAAAATTTTTTCTTATATTATAAAAAAAATCCTATGATTCGTTACGGTTACTGCTGTATTAATCAGCAATTATCATCTCAAGGCATTCGCACCGGTCGTGCAATGATTGATCGCAAGTTCCGTCTTGGCGGTTTACAATTAGCTTCTGACATTGCACTTGCCAATGCTAAAGATTTATTGACTATTCTGCAATGGAATGAATCGCAAGGTATTCGTCTATTCCGTATTGGTTCCGAGATATTTCCTCGTTGGAATCATTATGAGTTACGTGACTTACCTGGTATTGCGGAGATCACGCATCATCTTCACATAGCAGGTGACTATGCTCGTGCACATAATCATCGTCTTACTACGCATCCTGGTCCATTTCATATTTTAGGTAGTCCTGATGATGTGGTTGTTACGAATAGCATCATTGGCCTTGAGCGTCATAGCGAAATGTTTGATCTTATGGGTTATGCTCCTAGCTTTAACAATCTTATCAATATTCATATTGGCGCTACTTACAATGACAAGCCCGGTACCATTGCACGTTGGTTGTTTAACTATTCACGTTTATCAGAATCCTGCCGTGCACGTTTAGTTGTTGAGAATGATGACAAGGCTTCTATGTATTCCGTGCGTGAATTATATGAAATGGTTCATTCTGTTACACGTATTCCTATTACATTTGACTATTGGCATCATACTTTCAATACCGGTGATATCAGTGAGCAAGAAGCATTCTTTATGGCACGTGACACTTGGGCTATTCATGATGTGACTCAATGCACTCATTATTCCGAATCCCGTCGACGCGAACAACAACTTCAAATTGAGCGTATGTTTGAACATCATGGTATTTCTATGGATACAATTGCACAATGGCCAACCTTTCATAAGGCATACAAAGAATTTACCAAGATCAAGGAACAAGCCCATGCTGATTTTATTACACAGCTTCCATGCACATATGGTGTTGATTCATTAGATATCGAGGTTGAAGCTAAGGCTAAAGAACAATCTTTATTGCAACTAAATGTAACATGTTGCCAACCTCAAAAAACTGCATTGATTCTAGATTAACAATATTTATTATAAATTAAAAAAAAGGAAAAGTTATGGCACATTATCGTTACAAAGCTCAAATTACCGATGACATTGAAGATGCAAGAGAGATTATCCGAAACACCGGACGTATGCTGCAAGAAGGCAAAATAGATAAAGAATCTGCATTGCACAATTTAGCAACAGCTCTTAAAAAATTAGATTCAGCACGTTATTTTATTGATAGAGAATGAGAAACACAAAATCTTCACAACCACCAAAAGGTTACAAAAAACTGCAATGTAAATATTGCGAAGAAATTTGTCAAAGAGTAGATGAAAAGGCAACTGCAATAACATGTTCAAAATGTGTTACAAAGCTTGTTGCCGGGCAAACTTTGGAATTACGAAAATAAGTTATTATATTAAGTTATGTTAGAAGCAGAAAAAATCAAATCGAATTGGGAAAGATTTCGTGATGAAATTGATCAATTCTTTCCTACGCGTAAAGATAAGATCCATGCAATGTATGATGACTTAGAAGATCGCATTGTTATGATGCCAGCATCTTCAATTGCACATTTTCATAATGCATTTGCCGGAGGATATGTTGACCACGTACTTCGAGTAATGGAATGCGCTAGAAACTTGTATGCAACATGGCAATCATCTGGTGCTGATATGTCCGGTTATTCTATGGAAGAATTGATGTTTGCAGCAATGCATCATGATTTAGGTAAAGTAGGATTTCCGGGTGAAGGCAATGAAGTTTATCAGGTAGAGACATCAGATTGGCATCGCAAGAATCAAAACAAGATGTATCGTCACAATGAAAATATTCCATTTACCATGGTGCCAGACCTTTCAATTTGGTTGCTGCAAGAATATGATGTTAAAATGTCTTGGAATGAATATCAAGCCATTAAGATTCATGATGGAATGTATGATGATGCAAATAAACCGTATTATGTTGCTAGATCAGCTCAGGCCAAATTGAAAACAAATCTTCCTATTGTATTGCATCATGCAGATCACATGGCAGCACAGATTGAGTTCGAACGTTGGAGAAATGGAAAAGCTTCATCTCCTGCACCTGTTGCAGAAAAAAGCAAAACACAAAAAAGTAATGGTTTGAAAAACTTAGCTGAAAATAATCCAGATGTCGAAAAGTCATTAACGGATATATTTAGTGCATTTAAACTAGAAGATTAATCATGATAGCACTTATATTAATATCAACCGTAACTACAGGAGCCGCAGTATACTTTGGTTATAGAGCTTATGTATTGGCCGGAGTATTAGCTGATACTGATGATTTAATTGAATCAGTTCAACAAACAAATGAATATATGTATTCTAGAATTCAACAATCATATGATGCTATGCAACAAATTGATCGACTAGGAGCATTTGAAAAAGATGATGAAGCAGGAACAACATTTGCTTTGTTAAAACAAGTAATTGAAGAACTTAAAGAGGAATTCGATGGGCAGGAGAGCTAAAAAGAAAAGCAATGTATATTTTACTAAAATCACAGATATAGCTATTTGTGCTTACAATAAAGTTGAAGACCAACCTGCTTTACGTGAAAAAATATATCGCAGATTCATATTTCCAGCGTTTATGAAAATGGCAGAAAATTTAATCAACAAGATAAAACCTGATTACATTGATTCTTCATTCAATGATTTGCAAACAGATCTTGTTACGTTCCTAACAGCTCGATTAGACAAATTTAATCCAGATAATGGCAAAGCATATTCTTATTATACAAGAACATCATTCAATTATTTGATTGCAGAGAATCAAAAAGGTTATGCTAAGGTTAAAGCAGATACACAAGTTATCGATGTTGATGAACAACGCAACATAATCACAGAAATTCACAACAATGAAATGCGCGAAACATTGGAATATTTCATGGATGGATATGTTGAATTTTGTTATGACAATTTGAATTACATTTTCACTAATTCCGTTGATATACATGTTGCTGAATCAGTTTTACATATTTTTGAAACTCGAGAAAATATTGAAGATTTCAACAAGAAAGCATTGTACATTTTGATTCGAGAACGAACCGGGATGGAAACAAACAACATCACTCGGGTTGTTAAAACATTGAAACAAATCTACGAAGACAAATTTAAAGAATACGAACGTACAGACTTCATAAAATTGCCATTTTGATATTTATATTTATATAAATGTTTCGAAATGGATAAAAACGAAGAACTATTTAAAGGTACTACATTTGCAGATCTAATGTCTGATGTATACCATAACAGCAAGAAAAAAGATCGTCAGATAACACAACTGATTGCTCAATTACAGCCATTAATTAAAAATGCATCTGATGCTACGATCATTGTTCCATTAATTAAAGAATATTTAGATGTCGCAGTTAAAAATGATGATCATCTAGTTAAATTAACTGCTATAGTTCAACGTTATATTTCAACCAAACAAACTATTGCAGGTGCTGATTCATTGCTTAGTGATGAAGAAAAACAACAATTGATTCGAATGGCTGAAACTACATTAGAAACGGAATTAGAAGACGAAATTCGAGATCTTAAACAATTAGATGTAGAAGAAGCAAACTTCCAAAACAAAATAAATCAAGCTAAGAGCAAGTTGGCCGGCAATGATGAGTAATGCTCCATATTCTAATGCAGTTTCATTTTATGTTGCTGAAGTAACTGCGGTTACCCCAAATCCTACATACAATCTATCGATAGATAAAACATTAAAACAAAAGAATCAACCAACCGATCGCAATGTAAAAAACGTATACATGATCAATTGTTCTATCATTCAAACCGGAACATGGTCACCACCGATCATTGCTAAACCGGCAGATTTGAACGCATCTAAGATTCCGTTGGTTGGAGAACATGTACTAGTGTTCCGCGGATATCGAGCAGATTCAAATGTTGATAGCAGAAAAACAGAATGGTTTTATCTAAATACTTTATCTATAAGTTCTGATATCAATCTAAATGCAATACCAGGTGTTGCTGATTCCAGAATATCAGGGTCTGCTGCACCAGGTGATTCTTTTAAAGAACGAGTGGTTTCTATACTTCAACAATTTGAAGGTGATGTTGTGTATCAAGGACGTTGGGGAAACAGTTTGCGTTTCGGTAGCACCATTGACACTAAAAACATAAAAGTAGAACAACAACCTACGTGGCGCGGAGATGCAGTTGGAGATCCAATTACTATTATATCAAACAACCGTAAAGTTGAAGAAGATTCATTTGCAATTGAACATGTACAAGATGATTCAGCTGCAATCTATCTTACATCAACACAACAAATACCAACATTAACATTAGGAACGTCACAACAAAAAAATCCATTACGTTGTTTTACTCCAACGGAATCTCAATATGCAAAATCTCAACTTATTGGTACGGCAGATCGAATCGTGCTTAAAGCTAAAACGGATGTTGCAGTAATAGATGCTCCAAAAGCTATCATATTGAATACTACCGGCGATGTTAAAATTGGTAGTGATGAAGCAAATATTTCTATGGTACATGGAGATGTATTGCTTGTTATACTTCAAAAAATATTAAATCAACTCAATGTTCCTGTACAGGCAGCACATTTAACTGGAACATTTTTAGATAAATCAAATATTCAATCTGCTCAACGAGATCTTCAAAAACTACTTAGTTCTAAATATTTTATAAACAAACAAACATATTAAGGTTACATTATGTCGGCATTAACACCTCCATTTGATATTGTCCCAAAACTACCTGGAAAAGGAGTTAATCTACTAGTAAACCAGGTTAATAAACAAACAGATCGTCTTGTTGAATCAGTAAATAAAACTGTACAAGATTCAATTAAACTTCCTCGAGGTGCTACATGTGATGATCCTACAGTTAAAAAAATTAAAGATGACTTATCAAAAATTCAACAACAAATTACCAATTTACAAAAAATAGTTCCTGCTGTACAAACTACAGTTACGGGAGTTCA